GTATTAAGCCAAACCTCGACTATTGGATAAGCGTCCGAATCCTTTTCGTCAGGATACTTAGCCTTACCAATAACACGTACAGGTAATTCAGTTTCCAGACCAGAACTGCCCATCAAGTAGTAACTTGACTGACCAGTTACAGTGCTGCCAGAACTTGCAGTTGAACTTACAGTTACAGTATAGTTCTTTACCTCAATCAGCTCTGCCGCTGATAAAGATAAAGAAGCTTGAATGTAGTAAGTCTGATCAGGATTAGTGATCACGAAGAACTTGATATCCGTGGCACTCGTTCCGCCATTCCAATATCGAGCAAATTTTTGCTCTCCATTTTCCACATATTGACAACCCATGAAAACACCAGAAGGTTTCAGAGTAACCGCAATAAAAGGTGAAATAGTAGCAAAACTTGCTCCCGGCATCACTATCGGGTCACCTGTGAAAATGTTATTAGTTGGCGATCCCGCTTGACCTGTTGAGGTAAGCGTGATCATGTCNGTGACGGCCTCATTATTATAAGCGCCACCTTTCATACGAGCAGGAACGAAACCACGAAATGCTTTAGTAGCAGACATATTTCATCTCCTTTANTTGTGNGAAGGCTAGTCCTGAAAAGAGGGTTGCCTCCCTTTGGTTGTTACAGAACGGCTCGTATTGGAAATAGGCATACGAGAATCAGAATTTTTCATGAGCTGTGCATTCACTGCATCCATCATTTTATTTGACTTATTCTCGTAAAATTTCTGTCGAGCCTTTACTTTGCCGGTGGGCATCTTGGCCAATGCCAAGTCACCACGACAGACTGCGCCTTCTGACCGACCCTCTTCCCCCACGAAGGAAGTTAAATTCATTTCAGGAACCTCATCAGGAGCGACAAAAATCCAGCCTTCTTGCTGCTTCTTGCCAATATTTGCCTTGTCTTCCTGGCCCTTCACGGATATACGTATCCAACGTAGAGACANTCCATCGGCAGTAAACCGGGCTTCCACAGCTTCCGGTATTGCCAAAGCATCTGGCTCTTCAAAGGTCCATTCTTCTTCTCGCTGTTGATTTTCCCGAAGCGTCTCGCTACGTGATTCATTTCGTATTGTCATGTTTCTTTCCTCCACGCCTAGTTAATATTGGTATATTCGCCGTCAGCATTACTAACTTTAAGCTTTTCGGCAGCATAATGTTCAAGTGGGATACCCCACTTTTGGGCAAGTCTTACATCTTCTTTTGAAAGTTTAACCTTTCTGGAAGAGTTCGGAGACGAGCGTGAAGCCCCCGAAACCACTTGAGCAGGTTGAGCCGTGTTTTCCTGCACACGTTCTTGAACTTCTCCAAATTTCTGTGGAAAAGCTTCTTGAATTCTACTATCAATTTCTTGATAAAATTCTTGATCATTTGGATTATAACCTTCTTCCTTCAATTGATGATCAATTGCCAAAGCAGAGGCAGTCATTATATTATCTATCCCAAACCATTCATTATCCGAAGCCCAATCTCTGGCCATTGGATTGTAGGTGGGAGAAGATGGTTCCGATCTTTCTACCATCTCTGGAACTTTCTGTTCTTTTTCTTGATTACCCGCCTTATACATATGAACTGTTTTAAGATCTGCCTGGGCATCATTCAACATTTCCTGGGCCTTCAAAACCCTTTCTTTGTCACCCTCCTCGAAAGCTTCCATATAGACAGATCTGGCTAAATCCATTTTATCTGTTAATTGCTTTTCACTTGCTGCCAAGCTCTGCTTTGCTATGGAATTTACTTCCTGATCCTTACTTTGCAGTGTATAAGATAACTGTTCATTGGCCTGTACTAACTGTTGAATCTGCTCATCCCGCTCCTTACGTTGCTTTATAAGTTGCCGGATACGCTTCTCTGCTCCCTTGGTATTGATTCCTTCCAGCTCTTGGGGTACTTCCTCCCCAGTATCTTCCGGGGCTTCCACCTCTGGCTCTGGATCGGAAAGACTTTCCTCAGTCTCCTCCTCCTCAATTTCGTAGGGAACTTCCTCGTTGGAAACGTCTATCGTTTCCCAATTTTCTTTTTCATCCATTTTGCTCTCCGTTGTTAACGACACAAACGATTTACGTTTACTCTATTATACCACACAATTATGATTTTCCCAAATTATCCTAGATCAAAAGTTGGATCAAGATCTTTGGGATTTTCCACACGCATGATAATTTGATCATCAAATAGAAGTATGAGTCTCACACCTTTAAAGAAAAGCTTGGACCCAACATGCTTACCATAGCAAACATAATCTCCCACATGACACCAAGCTCCAGCAGGAAATTTGTCTTTATCAAGATAAGCTAGATCTCCCATAGCTAAAACTTTTCCGACTGTAGTCAGATATGCCATATCATCCTTGGTTGAATCTGGTATTAGGATACCACCCTTGGTCACACTCTTCACCGAGACAGGTCTTACCAGTATGTTAAAGCCCGGAAGTTCTGGCAAAGGCGATGGATCTGGTTGTTCCTCCAGATCTGTCACCCAAAGATCATTTTTTATAGCACCACCTAAATTTACCTGTTGCATTTTACTCCTCTTCTTCCATGTATATTCGTTTTTTCACTATGGTTGTTAGATTATCTCTGGCCCATTCCAGGCCAGAAATTGAACCTACAATTTGTTTATAATGTGGATAATCTTCAGCAGAACCATTGCCAAGTGTTATCCTGAGTTGGTTTATTTCCTTATTAAATTCCTGAATAATCTCATCCCAGATATCCATCAGATATAGGAAGAACCACTCTTAACAGGCTTGGGAAGTTCCCAAGATGACTCATCCCACTTATTGAGGACACCACGCACGCAACGAATATCCACAATATCTTGGCTGTAGGCATCTCCAAAAGTTTTATCGGTATCCTTCACATGATCGGGATACCCCTTACCCTTCTTCATCATTTTCATTCTCCTTTACTTGATCAATTGCTATTTGAATCATAAGATTTAAATCTTGTTGTCCAACATCTTTAAAATTATTCTTTACATTTTCATTGACTACTCTGGAAACTTCCTTCTGAACTTCAAAATCGAGTCTACGCTCTTCAATCATATCCTTGATCATCAACTCCATTTCCTTCATTTCTCTTTGATGATCTATCTCATGCTCTTTCATTTCAGACTGTGTAATTAACTCTTCAGATTTCAGACCAAGTTTTTCTTCTTCGATCATGGTCTTGACCATCAACTCCATTTTTTTAAGCTCTTTCTTATAGTTTTCCTCAATTTCCTTCAACTCTGTTTGTGTAGCTACGTCCATGCTCTTCAGATCAATCTTCAATTTTCTATCCAGCTCATCCTTTTTATTTTTGAAGTTATCCTTGGAACCGGACTCCATCATATTGATAATCTGTGAATTTTCCTCAAGCTCGAATTTCTTATTCTTCAGTTCCATTTCAGCGGCCTGGGCCTGGGCATTGGATTGAATCTTTTGTTTCTCCAATTCGACCTTGGCCTGTTCCAGAGCAACAAGCTGTTGTTCAGGAGACTGAGCCTGACCCATAGATTGATTGGCATTCATTACTTGCTGGGCTGCCTGTGCCAGAGCCATCTCTATGGTAGACGGATTACCGGCTTGTTCTGGTGCTCCCTTCATAATTTCCTTGGCAAGACCATTCATTTGTTCTTGATATTTCATGACAGAATGCTCTTGAATATTGGATTCCAAGATAGGTTTAATACGTTGCATGATAGGATTGGCACCATTCATTGGATCTTGCAGGTATGCCATCTTTGTTTGTATGTGGGCATCATGATTTTGCCCTGGGAAAGCTGCAATTGGAATACCCTTGGTGGCTGCCATGATATCCGATACCGGGTCCATCTTTTGAGGCTCGATCTTGGGTGGAAGTATTTCCTCTATATTCGGCATATTGGCTGCATTCAGAATAGTTCTGTTGAGAGCTTCCAGATTGAACATACCTGGAGGTGACTGTTGCGCCATTTGCAGAGCCATATTTGCCATCATCATGCGATGTGCGTTGCTGGGAATATTGGGATCGCTGACTGGAAGAATATCAATACGCCCGTCGAAATCCTTCTTGAATATACTACGATCTTCATAGGGAACGTCATAGGGATATTCCTTGGGAAGATAATCATAATCAATACGGGCAAGTATATTGAATTCATCTTTCTGAGATTTATGAATTCTCTTATGAATAGCCGAGAAGAACTTACTACTGGCTTCCAGTAAAGCCATTGTAGTTCCGACAGGCCCGTATGAGGCCGCATCGGAAATTACTTGCTCAGTACTATCCGCAAACTTCTGCCCCGCAACAGTTACAAAATTAAGCATTTGATGTAGGGTGGCAGAAGGTTCTTTATAAGGAAGAGTCACAATAGCCTTGGAAAGATCTATGCCGGTTGCCTCAACTTCTTTGAATTCACCGGGTGCGATAGGATCATTATCACCAACCATCCTGACTCCCTTGGCCTTGAATCCTCCCGGTAAATTGGCAAATTGTCCAGCATCTATCAAGGAACGCATAGCTGCCGTGGCACTCATTGTCAGGTTACCAAGAAAATGAATAAGACCTAGGCCGTAGAAACCAAAGCCCGGAACAAATCTATAATGCACAAAGTGACTTATTTTTTCTTTGTTCGGGTCATCCTGCTTATAATTTCTACGGATACTCAGTACTCGTCGAGACTGTTGCTCAACAGTAACAATGTAGGGAAGCGACACATCATCATCTTCAATATCTAGATAACAATGCTGTTCCAATAAAATATATTGTGGATCATGATCGGAGGAGGGAGACAATCCAAGAATAGTATCCATCTTTTCTGTGAATGACGGCATATCTCCCTGGGAAGGTATGGGAAGATCCACATCTTGATAAACACCTGCCCGGATATCCTTGGCAATTTCCACGGGACTACGATATATTACATGGGTATATCTATCCGCATTTCGCAGATTAGTTGCATAATAAGATATATAGAACTGATCAATGGGAATAAATTCAGAGGCAGGACGTTTCAAGGTAGCATCATAATACAACTTCTTGAAGGCTGATCCTATCAAGGGAAGATGGAACAGCATTCTTTCAAATTCATCAAAATACTCAGGCATCTGCTCTGTGAGCTGATAATTCATGAAGTTCTGAACACGATTGGATTGCAACTCCTTCTCTGGAGTAGACTTGCCCAGTATCTGTGTTTTGACAGGACCACCCACAGGAAACAGTTCTCCTGAAGCCTTGGACTGGAACTTGACAGCCGACTCAATCAGGAGAGGATGTACTGCCGTGCAAGCACCTTCAAAGGGTTCCGTTCCTTGCTCTAGTTTCAGACCTAGAAGATCAAAGCCTCGCTCGAACATGGATTCCCATTCAGCCCTGGATTCTTTGTCGGCTTCATAATTATCTATAACATCATTGGCAATAATTCCCAGATCGTCTTCATCCAGAGTTTCTGAGAGATCTCCATACCATTCGGCAATATCTCCGGTAGCTTCCATTGCTACATTCTCGGAAAAATCTACGATAACACCACCGTCCGTGGGATCAACCTCAAAGGTAGCATCAGTCGTCTTCATCCAGAGTTTCTGAGAGATCTCCATACCACTCAGCAATATCTCCGGTAGCTTCCATTGCTACATTCTCGGAAAAATCTACGATAACACCACCATCCGTGGGATCAACCTCAAAGGTAGCATCAGAAGTCTCTTCCGTACCAGCCATAGGTACGACATTACTGACTGCCTGTGATATCATTTCAAAAGGATTTTGTTCTATTGCCATCTAAGTCTTTCCTTCTTTATTTACGAGCTTCCTCACGTACACGCTTCATCTTCTCTTCCAGTGCTTTTTTCGCAGCCTCACGCTTCTTCTCTTCTGCAATCCTAGCCAGTAAGTCAAACCTTTTTTGCCGACGAAATTCCCTTCTATCGTATGCTTTCTGACTATATTCTCTACCTATATAGTCATAATCTTCTTCTTTTCCAACCGTAAGCGGTTCCTGACCAAGAATTTGACCTACCAAGTCTGCTACTTCAGGGCCATATTTACCCGTAAGTGCAGACATATATGCTAATGCTTGCCAATGTTCCATACCAGTTAGATCCCCCTTCTTCGTCGTTAACTTGTCGAGAAGAGCGTGAAGACCACCTATTGGTCCTCCTGCCACTCCCATAAAACCCTGAAATAAACTCGGAATCATGGCCGTTAGCATTGAGGCAAGATCACTATTCGGATCTTCTTCGAGTGCTTTCTCTAATGAATCAACCCAAGCACCTTTCCAGTTAGCACCATGCATTTCCCTAATCCCACTTCCTTCCGTAGCAATTGAAAAAGGTGAATAAGTGTCTTTATTTATTTCTATTTGCCTTGCTATATTAAACAAATCATCACCACGTTCATAAGTCGGGCCTGTAAAGGGTCGCATATCAATCTCTGGATCTAACAGTTCATCGTACTTAAGCAAATCATCCCTAGGATCATCTGGGGTATGTTTAAATCCTGGCCGACCCAACATCGTCTTTCCAGTACGATACCCTGGAAATTCCCAATGTTCATAAAGTCCTGATACATCTTGATCAGCTCCTTTATTCACAAGCACACCATAATCTATAACATCAGGCTCAAGACCTATTTCTGCTAGGTTCAGACCTAGCAAACCTGATCGGGCCTGAGCAGCAACATCTGCACCTTGTCCCATATATCCTTCACCACTAATAGCTTTATCGTGACCTTCCGTAACATCTTCTGGATCTGAATAACCAGCATCTTCATCACTATAACCACCCATAAAATAAGCAGGGACACCATTAACAGAGCGACCACTACCCCCCAGTTGTCGTAGAAGATTTGCTTCATTCGAATTAATATAGGAAAGCTGGTGTGGCTCTCCACCTATATTCATTTGTTTCTGTGGGGAAGATATACCACCATTTTTCAAGGTAATGGTTGGAGCTTCTACTTCTTTATGATCTACTTTCCCATACCCAATTGATTTTAAACCATACTGATTTCGTATCTCATTTACATAATTGGAAATTGGAGAACCATTCTCAGTGTTATATATATTGGATAATCCACCACCTCCTTTTCGACTCCTTCGACGATTATATCCTCGTCGAA